TGGACAAGCGGCTGGCGACCCAACGAGGAAGAATAACATGGCAACAGTATACGAAATCATTCAGGGAATTAATCAGGCAGCTGCGAATGGCGCCTGGGATGGTGCTCACGAAGAGTCCCTCCAAGCTGACGGCAAAGCCCGTGATGCTGGACTCAAGCGCCAGGACGGTCATTATATTAACGACCGCCGCGTAATGGATGGCTTTGGAGTTAAGTTCCACGGTCCGATTCTCCGCGTTACATATCAATCAGAGACAAGAATCAAAGAAGTCCAAGACAAAGGTTTTGAAGGCGACATCGAAGGCCAGATTCAGGAGATCGTCAAGTTCCTGAAGAAAGAATACAAAGCTATCACGGGCAACTCTCTTACGCTGACGAAGGAGGGTGACTCCTCTATTCTAGTTCAGCGTATATCCAACTACCGTACGGACGTACAGGCGCATTGCGACTATCGTATCGGCGGATTGACGGACACTGTAGAGGTTAATGGAGGCACGGACGAAGAGCGCCTCGATTCAGCAATTCGTGATTTTCTTTCAATGGGGAGAGACAAAGCCAAGAAGCCTTCTAATGTGAAGATCTAACTATGGCAGCTCTTACTAAGAAAGAGATATTAAAAGAAATCGTAAAGGCTGGTAAAGACCCGGTATATTTTACTACAAGCTATTGCCGCATCTCTCATCCCCAGAAGGGGCTCATCCCCTTTAAAGCTTTTGATTATCAAAAAGATCTTCTTGTAGATTTTAATGATTATCGCTTCAATATAATCCTCAAAGCACGACAGCTTGGCATCTCCACAATCACGGCTGCCTACGTAGCATGGCTAATGCTCTTTCATCGCGACAAGAATATCCTTGTTGTGGCAACAAAACTGCAGACTGCCACAAACTTAGTTAAAAAAGTCAAAGCGATAATCAAGAACTTGCCCGATTGGATGAGAATCTCGGACATCACTATCGATAACCGTACCTCTTTCGAACTAGGCAATGGATCCCAGATTAAAAGCTCGTCGACCTCCGGCGATGCCGGACGTTCTGAGGCGTTGTCTTTATTAATAATTGATGAGGCTGCCCACGTTGAACGCTTGGATGAACTGTGGACCGCTCTGTACCCCACACTATCAACAGGTGGTCGCTGCATCGCTCTCTCCACACCCAACGGTGTCGGCAACTGGTTCCATCAAAACTGCGTTGAAGCTGAGAATAGAACGAACGATTTCCACATGACCACTCTTCTGTGGGACGTCCACCCCGACCGCGACAAGAAATGGTTTGAAAAAGAAACCAAGAATATGTCCAAGCGACAGATCGCCCAAGAGCTTGAGTGCAACTTCAATGTCTCAGGCGAGACAGTCATTCATCCTGATGATATACAATGGTATCTTGAAAAATCAATTGCTCCGGAGTATCGCACAGGGTTTGATAGGAACTATTGGATCTGGGAGAGACACAATCCAGAAAAATCATACCTAATCGTAGCTGATGTAGCCCGCGGCGATGGTAAAGATAATAGCGCTTTCCACATTATTCAACTTGATGATATGTGTCAAGTGGCTGAATACATCGGAAAACCCACACCAGACGACTTTGCCGACATCTTATACAATGTGGCATCCGAATACAATAATCCCATGGTTGTGATAGAAAACAACAATATTGGCTTTGCAGTACTTAAAAAACTCCAAGATAAAGAGTATCCTAACTTATACTATTCTACTAAAGGAGACCACCAATACATCGATCCTGTAACTGCGCAATGGCAATCTAATGCAATCCCGGGATTTACAACTTCCTCTAAGACTCGACCTTTGATTGTTGCCAAGATGGAAGAGTTCATGAGAAACAAACTAATTACTATCAACTCTAATCGCCTGTTATCCGAAATGAAGACATTTATTTGGCACGCTGGAAGACCGCAGGCGATGAGAAGTTACAACGATGATTTAGTTATGTCGTTTGCTATTGGATGTTGGGTGAGAGATACAGTGATTGTCGAAAGTCAAAAAAGTATAGAATACAGTAAGAGCTTTATTGGTGGAATTTCCTCCTCAACGACCGGTATCTCTACGACAATTCCGGGTATGACCGGACATAAAGTTACAAAGGAAAACCAAAGAGTTGGTGAGGCACTCTCATTCAACGAACAATACTCTGGTTTAATAAAGGGCTAAAAAATGGCTAATAATAACGAGAAAAACCCACGCAACCCAGCGTCACCCTTATTTAAGAGACTAACCCGTCTCCTATCGGGCCCGATTGTTAACTACCGCACACAGGTAGCACGACAGGATCGCCGCAACAATCTCGATAAGTATCGCTTCCGATTCCGTTCTATGAGCGGACAGGAGTTTAAGCGCTCCGACAACAACTATTCCCAGAATTACAACATGATGACGTCGGCTGCATTCCGAAGTCAGAACCGCGCAGAACGCTACATCGACTTTGAGCAGATGGAGTACATGCCGGAGATCGCATCAGCACTTGATATCTATGCGGACGAAATGACGACCTCCAATGAGTACGACCGCCTCCTTAACATTGATTGTATGAACCACGAGATTAAGACCATTCTTGAGTCGCTCTTTTACGATGCTCTCAACATTGAGTTTAACTGTTTCGGTTGGGCGCGCTCCATGTGTAAGTACGGTGACTTCTTCCTCTACCTCGACATCGACGAGAAACTGGGAATCACATCTGTAATCGGCATGCCCAATAACGAGGTCGAAAGACTGGAAGGACAAGACGAGTCGAACCCAAACTACGTTCAGTACCAGTGGAACGGCGCCGGCATGACCTTCGAAAACTGGCAGGTTGCCCACTTCCGCATCCTGGGTAACGACCGATACTCTCCATATGGTACCTCGGTCCTTGACCCCGCACGCCGTATTTGGCGCCAGCTTGTTTTGCTTGAGGACGCGATGATTGCGTACCGAGTCGTCCGCGCCCCGGAACGCCGCATCTTCCAGATTGACGTCGGTAACATTCCTCCGCAGGATGTACCCCAGTACATGGAGAAAGTTAAGACTGAAATGAAGCGCAACCAGCTTGTTGATGCCAACACTGGTCGTGTTGATCTGCGCTACAACCCTCTCTCATTAGAAGAGGATTATTTCATTCCAATGCGCGGCGGCGTCGGCTCCGACATTAAATCTTTGCAGGGAGCATCAAGTCTCAATGACATCGACGACGTTAAATATCTCCGCGATAAGTTGTTCGCTGCCATTAAGATTCCGCAAGCATATCTGACAAACCTAGAAGGCGGCACGGAAGACAAGACAACTTTGGCCCAGAAGGACATTCGTTTTGCGCGCACAATTACCAGACTTCAGCGATCAATAGTAGCGGAGCTGGAAAAGATGGCTATCGTCCATCTCTATACTTTGGGTTATAGAGGACAAGATTTGTTGTCGTTTAAGATTACACTCAACAATCCATCACGACTGGCAGAGCTGCAGCAACTTGAATACATGAAGACCAAATTTGACACAGCCACTGGGGTGCCTGAGGGCATATACAGCAAACGCTGGGTCGCTAGAAATATTCTTGGCATGAGTGATACTGAGTTCCTCCGTAACCAGAGAGAAACATTCTATGATCGCAAGTACCAGCAGGAACTTGAGGGTCTAGCCGAAGAGGGAGCCATGGAAGCTGCCGGTGGCGGTATGGGCGACCTGGGAGGTGAAGGCGACCTGGGAGATTTAGGTGACCTAGGCGGTGAAGGAGAGCTGGACCTCGGTGGTGAAGATCTCGGTGGTGGAGACCTCGGCGGTGAAGGCGACGACTCTGCCCTTTTGGCAACGCCTGGACGCCGCGAAGACAATCCAAAGAAAAACCGACACCAAGGCGCTAAGCATGTTCCGGTCAAAGTAGACAAACGTCGCGGCAGCGCCGCCAGATATTCGGGCGGTCCAATGCGCCGCGAGATGAGAAACACAGCAATTCCTGAGGTCCCGGTCTCCCGAACCACTCGGTCTCAACTTCCGGGCGCCCTTGGAATGCCCGACTTTAAGTCTCTTGTCGGTCTAGAGGAACAACAGCAGCCTACTTATACTGACGATGAAGCAGTTTTATTTAGAAATACTTCAAAGGTCCGCCGCCTAGTTGAAGAGATGGAGCGTAAAGAGGATAAAAAAGATGAAACATAATAAGAAAAGAAATACTGCCTTTATTTATGAAACCCTCTCGCGAGAGTTGACAAAGGCTATTGTTGATAAGGACAGCGAGAGAAAGGCTAAGATTGTTTCCCTGGTGAAAGAACACTTCAACGCGACCTCGGTCCTCACCGAAGAGCTAACCCTCTATAAGATTTTGCTTGAGTCCGAAGATATCAAGCCGAACATTGCAGAAAGACTGTTACAGGAAACAAAGTTTGCACACGCTCAGATAGACAACAACGCTGTCTTCAGCGCACAATCACGAATCATTGCCGCAATCAACAAGAGCCTCGGACAAGCAACGTGGTCCAACTTCGTTCCAAACTTTAAATCTCTGGCTTCGGTTAGTGCTATCTTTAGTACGAAAATGCCAATCAAGAAGAAGGTTTTGTTTGAGCAGACAATCATCGAGAAGATGACATCGCCGAAGGATACCACCGAGAAACTGAAGACCATTGATAACATCACCTATCATTCATTCATAAAGAAGTTCAACAGCAAGTACACCGATCTCCTCCAAGAGCAAAAAGATTTGCTTAATCGATACATCACCAGCTTCGCCGACGAGGGTTTTGAGCTTCGTGTATACCTCAATGAGGAGCTGACCCGGCTCAAAACACTGGTCGCCGAAGCCACACGGACAGCTGAAGAACCTCTT